CGAAGTTAAAAGCACGATGAGCGGAACCACCGCAAACGTCGAAATTTAGTGGTTATGTTATCAACATCTTGGTAAGGAATATCACGTAAAGAAATGTGAACAACAGAGAAGAGGAGACAGAAGCATATTCAAATCAGAATTAGCTTTTCTACGTTACATGAAAGAACAATATCCTGCTATTAACCACTTAGAGAAAGACGCACGTAGATCTCTTATGAATACTAGGTGTACAACTGCTATTAAAACAGCTATAGAAGGATATGTACAAGCTCATATGCTTCCTGAGATGAAGAAAACTCTTTTAGAGTTTTCTGAAACTCTCTGCGACAAAGACAATACTTCATGTGATGAAGCTACACGCCTACACAAATTGGTCAGTGATGTTGAAGCACTTCACGTTAAATCTAATATGGGGGATACACCTATAGAACCAGCAGTTATGAACCAAGCAATGAATGCCCAAAGTGCTATGGCTTTACCATCAGAAAACAACCCTCAACCCACAGCATTAGCACCAGCTGTCACAGCACCTGGAGATGATATCATGTCGGCTATCCAAATAGCCCAGGAGACTACTCTTAATCCAATGGGAGCTCCTAACATGTTAAGCGTCGGCGCTATAGGTTTTGACGTTAAAATGCTTATCTATGAACAATTCTTAGATTGTGACACTGAATTTTCAACAACTGAATCTGCTCCTACTGGATCAATTATCTTGCAAATACCTTATGCTGTTCTTTCCCAATACACCAATTACTACATACAGCAATATGCTTTATTGCATAAAAGGTATACAGGTTCAATAAAATACCGTATTACCGCTATTGGTAACCAGTTGTTATCAGGAGCTGTAGGTGTTTGCTGGCAAGACTCAAGAGTAAATGAATCAACTATTCTGATCTCAGAAGCCCAAAAGATTGCTTACGAAGCAAAAGGTGTTAATAACCCGTTCAATGAAATACACACATTACATGACGCTCGACAAACGCTATTCTACAGAAATGTTGCTGACGACCTTACAGATGATCTTTCTGATAGACCACATTTAGCTATTTTTGTAGCTATGAACGTGTATAATCCTTACAGAGACAACACACTTGTGAGATTCAGAATTGCTTCTCGCCTTGCCAACGGAAGAGAACCAAATCCCTTCTTCTTTGCTAATCCTACACGTGGTCTTCCTAGTTTGAGTTCACGCTCGACGCCGACTAGTGTATCACCTGCACGCCCGTTCAATGAAGTGTTCACACAAACTTTAAACGTTCCTATAAACATTTACACTGACGGTACTCTCAGAAACAACACCACGTATGAAGACGGAGTGAGCTATCCACCTTACTCAAGTAAAGCTAGAAATGGAGCCGCATTTAGAACGGCGTTTAATGGAACATTCACAAGAGCCGGTATGACAACATCTACTGGTTACCTCTACAACATTGAGACACTACAAGCAAAGTGGCCAGGAATTTACAACTATTACAGTTCAAATGGTGTGAATCCCCTTAACACAGTTGTGGGAATTATTTCACAGAGCACAATGGACGATGACAATTTCGCTATCCTGACAGGCTCAGCGGCATATCCAGGACTAGGGAGTTACGCAGAAGCTATACCCGATCGAACAAATTGGGACTTCCTAAAAACTCGCTTCGGCTTCCGTGTTAGCTCTCCATACAGCGCATTCGTCCCTCCTAATAACATAAAAATCTTAGCTTTGCTTTATAATGATGCACAAATCACCCTCGGCG